GATTGTATCCTTGATGCCACACTTCTTTGTCTATATCGTAACCTTTTGTAAGATGTGGTAATGTAATATCATTCACATGACCATTTAATTCTGTTTTAACTTGACAGCAACCTTTTAGTACGTACCACATTTCTGCTCGCTTAAAGTGCTTCTGCATTGACAATGCTTTTCCTGGTTCAATTACTAGTTCTTTAACTTTTACATTTTTGCCAATTGTATATAAGTCTCGATACCATCCCCAAGGCCGTTCTACTTTAGGATGTTTCCAATCTTCAAGAATCCAACTACTAGAATTCTTTTTAATGTCGCCGCCAACACTAAATTTAAATTCAATGTTAGGGTCATCACCATATGTAAGCATTTCTGGAATATTTTGATAAGTTCGATCGCCACCATTAGCAAAAATAATTTTGGTGTCCATGTCATTTAATGCACGAGTTTTAAAAATTGCACCACATGCACTATCATCTCCGTCATCAAAATCAATAACAGCATCTACCATGTAGAGTCTTTTTACAATTTCAACACGTTCAGATAAAGGCATAAAAGGTCTGCCTTTTTTGCGTGTAAGCCACTCGTCAGAGTTAAGTCCTACCCAAAGTTCGTCACCTAACTTTTTTGCTTCTTCTAAATAGGCTAAGTGACCGCTATGTATAGGATCAAATCCGCCTGTTACAAGTACTATGATTTTCTGTTTCATAGTACTATTTATATACGTATATAATTGTGATTATTTTAAATGGATGCGTCTTCCATGCCTGCTACACGTAGTTTAGTAATGTTAGTTATTTGCCATTGTTTCATGTCAATACCTTTCATAACTCCTAACCACTTGTTACGTAGCAGTGCAAACTCGTTGATAATTTTTTCAAAATCAACAACGTCTGCTTCGCCGTCTACGTATTTTTCTACGTCACGGCTACTTAATGCTCGTTGATAGTTTTCTAAATATTGTTTAAAGAACTTTGATCTAGTTCTTCGTAATTCAATATTTAGGTATTCTAGAATTGCTTCAATCTCTTGCAACTGACCAAAGCGTTGTTCAACTACACCAGGTAAGTTGGCCGCTTGTTTTTCTAAGTTGCCAAACAGTCTAGTTTCTTTACGTGCTTCTTCTAGTTCGCCTTCATACCATAATATAGCATTAGGTATATTTGCAATATCTTGAGTAATTCTAGAATACCAATTCATTTAATCCCACTCTTCATCGTCACTGCTATATTCGTCGTCGTCCCAATCGTCAGCGTCTTCGTCTCCGCGTTTGCCCTGTAGATCTTCGACTGCTTCTCCTAGATAAGGATCTTCAGCACCTACAGCATATAAAACGTCTTCGTCAACACCGTTGTCTTGACACCACTTAACAAATTGCATTGCTAATTGTTCTTTATTACCCTTGGGTACATATTCAGAAAATATGTCCCAAAGGTCAATTAGTTGATCTTCACTCATCTCCATCACTTACTTTTTCCTCGATAGTTGTACTAACTGCTTCTTCCGGTTCGTCTTCCGGTTCTACAGCATCTTCGTACTTATGCCTAATCTTAGAAAAGTCGTCCATTACGAGTTGAAGATTTTCGCCTGTCCAATCTTTACGATAGTTCAGAATCTCTTCGTTACGAGCGTTGACAAATTTGAGTCTGTTACCTTGTTGTGTTAGAAGACCTTGTTTTTCAAACAAATCTACTAGTCCACTATAAGGATCCATACCTGTTTCATATGGGATTTTTACTTGTACGCCTTCAAAAGGTTTTGCGTAACGTGTTTTCATTACCTTACATGCGGCTCTGATACCACGTACATCTGTTACCTTTTTACCGTCTTCATCTTCTTTTAGTTTCAACTTTTTCATTGCTACTACAATAGATGAAGCATACACAAATCCTTGTCCACCACTGATTTTGTCATCAGGATCAAACATGTCTTGTGATGCGTATGTGTGATTTGTACACACCATACCTACATTGTAAGCACCAAACATATTAACACAGTTACGTACAAGTGCCGTAAGTGCTTTAGGTTTTCTACCCATATCACCTTTTAGGTCACCCTTACCAAACTGATCAACATCGGTTGGCGTTAACAACATACCTAGTGAATCAACAACAAACAGTACTTTAGGTCTGTCTACTGTATCTACAGCATCATAATCTGATCTATAGTCTTTCATAAATTCACTAATTGTTTTAGCAACATCGTCAATCATTGACATTGACAGCCTAAGCAACTTGCCTTCGTCTGTATCAACACCTAATGCTTGTAGCCACTTTTCATCAAGTGCATTCTCTGAGTCAATTAGAACTACAAAGATACCTTGATCTTGTGCGGCCTTTACAATATTACCACTTGCAAAGTATGATTTACCTGCACCGGATTCGCCAGCAAACACAGTAACCTTACCTAAGGGGATCCCTTTGTAGAAATCCCCAGAGATAAGATAATTTAATGCGTAATTGCCAGTCGAAACCCAGTCAGTTGGATCGTTAAAACCTACACCAAGACCTGTAATGCTCTTGGTAAGATTCTTACGAAATTTACTAACGTCGAATGGTTTCGCCATGATTACTCCTTAAGATTGACGGTTACGAATCATTGCTAAAATATCATTAGCACGTTCGCTACTTGGTTTGTCTTCACTTGCACTTGCAGTAGTTGCCGCTGGAGCAGGTTGTGCCACAGTTTCTGCTACTGGTTCTGCTACTGGAGTAGGAGCCGGAGCCGCAGGAGCCGCCGCAGGCGCACTTGCACCTTTGTTTGGATCACCTGTAGGAGCACTCATGCCTGGAGCACGAAAGTACTGCCCAAAACGCTCTGGATCATATGCTTCACCATCAACAGATGCTTCAAACATTTCTTGAATAACTTTAACTTCAACGTCAGTTGGCTTCTTAGGTAAGAAGTCATTAAGGTTATGTAATCCATGTGCTTCAACTGCCGCTTTTTCTTCATCAGTAATAGCACGTTCTCTACGTGACCATTGTGATGTTGAGTAATCAGCGTATCCGCCTTTAGATGTTTTCTTAATTCTAAAGTCTACACCTCTTACAAAATCTGTAGGAAGTTCTTCCATCTCAGGATCCATTAATGCACCCTTAATGATTTGGAAAATTTGTGGACCAATAATAAAACGTCTAATTGGATTTTCTGGAGTAGTATCTTCACTAATTGGATTATCTACTACAAAGCCTTGGAAAATGTAAGAACGTTTTTTCCAATACTTACGACCTTGTGCTTCTAACGCAGGGTCTTTGAACCAGCCACGTACTTCTTGTAGTACAGGACATGCTTCTCCATACATTTCCATACATGGAACGTTAACTGTCACTGGACGTGAATCAGTTTGACCTTTAATACCTGCAAAAGGAAGTTTGATCATCAAACGCTCTTTCCAAAAGAAAGTCGCTTCAGGATCTGCGTCAGGTAAGAAACGAAGTACTGCTTCGCTACCTTCTGCCATATTCCAATGTGGGTAAATTGCGTTGTCGCCGCCGCTTGACTGTCGGTTGCCCGAACTGTTTGTTTCTTGTTCGCGTAGTTTTGCACGAATCTCTGCTAATGTTGCCATAATATAAGCCTCCTATGTTTTGCCTTTATGTTTTATGTGCCTGTTGTTCGATACTAGTACCAAACGTTTCGATATGTTTCTCTAACAACATATCTATATTATAGTTATCTTTTATCTTAAAGTCAACTATAAATTCTGAATTTATCTAAGTAATTTAGCCAATTTGTCTGTGATGTAGTCTAAGTCTTCGTTTTTAGATTCTTTTACATCCGGAATACCATTTCCGTTTTCATCTTTCCACCAAGAACCCATTTCATCATGCGAGTCGTGTTTACAATCACAATCTGGTTTGCAGTTGTGCATTTTGCAACCACAATCTTCACAAGTGTATGTATGTCCAGCCATTAATTTTTTAACTTCTGCTGGTGCTTTTCTAGACTCTGTAACTTCGTTTGTTCTCTGTAGTGCCTTAGCCACACTAGGGTGTTTGGATAAACCTTTAGCAATCTTTTCAATTACTTCAACAGCACCTGTGTAGTTACCGCCTTTAAATCTTTTGTCATTTAATACACCAAATGCCATTTTGATTTCTTTATCACTGAAGCCCATGTTGTCTTTGTCAGCATCTTCTACAGTTTTACTCATAGCCTTTTTAACTTCATCAGCGGACATGTTTAACTCTTTGGCTATTTCTTCATCGCTGTGACCTTTGGCTTTTAAACTGTGCATATACTTGATGCTACCTTCTTCTACATCTTGTTCGTCTTCAACTTGTACCTTTTTACCTGTCAGTTTAGATACAAACTTCTCAACTAGATCCCCTACGGAATCACCAAAACGTTTACGAGCGGAAATAACCACGCCTGTTTCACCTTTTGGAAACGCTCCAGTTTCTGTGTCATAGAATGAGCGAACATACTCGATGATGTCTTCAGTGCTTGCTTTTTCGTCCTTAGGTTCTTCTTTGCCAGGAAGTTGCATTGCACCGTCTTTATCAATAGTTACATCTGTAGTATCGTCTTCCATATTCATATCACCAAAGTCTAAGTTATCT